GCAGGACATACTTATATTACAGAAGAAGGTGCTGATAATATTGGAATATATGCTGGTGGAACAAGATTACTTCAATTAGTAGAGGGTGGAACTAATTATGTTGCTACCGGAGATAACACATTATTAGGTGTTGGTAATGATGTTGATTTATTTATGAGACACAATGGAACTAATTCTCATATAATTAATTCAGTTGGTGAGTTACATATTTCACAAAGTGCACAAGACAAAGATATTAAATTTAGTATAAATGATGGTGGGAATATTGAAACACCAATGCGTATTGAAGGTTCAACTGGTGCGATTCATATCGGACAACCAACAAGATTCCAATTTGCTAATGACCAAAGAATATATGATGATAATGGTGGTGGTTTAGCAGTAGGTGCAGAAGCCCACAAATTAACTTTATATGGAGGTTCTTCTACTTCAAAAATTGAATTTTTGACTGGAGGTAGAAGTGGGACTAAAAGAGTTCAAATAGATGATTACGGAATGCAAATAAGTGGTTCTACTACCAGTGGTAGAGGTGTTCTTGATATTGAAGTTCAAAACGGAACTTATACCGATATGGATACTGCCGTTAGAATCACCAACACTCACGCAGAAGCAGAAGCCGGTTTAGCACTAAATACTACTGGGGATGCATTATCAAGTGGAATCACTCACAACTTAACTTATGATGATAACAATCCAAGACAACCAAATTCCGGTAGAACATCTGGATTCATTACATTTGTAGGAAATGCAACTTCAGGAGTAACTTCAAGAATTGCATTAGGTGGAGCACCAGAAGGTGGAAATGTAACATCAGCATATATGCCTGATAGACTTGTATTAGACTTTGACGGAAATACCAAAGTAGTTTCTGGTTCGTTGATTGTATCGGAGTCTATTGGTATTAAAACAGGTTCACCAAGTGCTGATTTAGAAGTAAATGGAACTTCCAACTTTACTGGAGTAATGTACATAGACCACGGTGGTTCTGATTATAGTCCTAATATTTCATTTATGGGTGGTTCAAACATACCTGGTTCTAATACCTATGAAAATGCAGGTATAGGATATTATGACAATTCAGGAACAGGAACTATGAGGTTCTTTGGTAATCGAGGTGCTATGAATTGGGAATTTCGCGACGACGGAGATTCATTATTCTTGATGCAGTCAGATGGAGACTTCCACGCAAATGGAGATGTTATAGCCGCTTCAACAACAACAAGTTCTGATATAAGGTTAAAGAAAAATGTTAATGATATATCATATGGATTGAGTGAAGTATTACAATTAAGAGGAGTAGAATTTGATTGGAAAGAAAAAAGAGATGGTAAACACGATATTGGTGTGATAGCACAAGAGATAGAAAAAATTATACCCGAAGTAGTCCAAGAAAGTAAAGACTTAAATTCAGATACAATGTATAAAAGTGTTGATTACGGAAAATTAACAGCCGTATTAGTAGAAGCTGTTAAAGAACAACAAGTTCAAATAGAAGAATTAAAAGAAGATATTAAAAAATTACGAGGGAATAAATAATGGCAGGAGCAGCAGTAAATTTGTCAGGACAAATATTTTTAAGTGGTTCAGCAGAATCAGCAGGAGCAACTTCAACAACAAGTTTGTTGAATGCAGCACAAGGTGGTGATACATATAATGAATCTAATATTTCAAGTTTTTATAAAACAAATACAAGTTTAACTACTATAAATCAATTATTTAATACAAGTGATTTTACAAATGGTGGTTCTTATAATGCATCTGCACCACATAGTATGTTAGAATGTCGTGGTAATCAAGATACTTCTGGTGGTGGAGGAAGATAATAGGTTATGAAAGGTAGAGCCGCTAAAGCAAAATACACATTTACAGATACTCAAATATTAGATACAGAAATAGGTTGGGAAGTGATGTCCGATTGGGAAGACCCGATAATGGTCAAACACGCAGAAATCGTTACAAGAAATGGTGGTGATATCTTAGAGTCTGGATTTGGTATGGGTATTAGTGCAACACATATACAATCACACAATATTAATTCACATACAATTATAGAAATAAATGATGATGTATATGAACGACTATTAATATGGGCAGAAGATAAACCAAATGTAATTCCTGTTAAAGGTGATTGGGCTGATAGTATACCAACAGATAAAAAGTATGATGCAGTCTTTTATGACCCATATGGTGATATGAAAAATAAACCACTATTTCCCTGGTTGATTGCACCATATTGTAAAGAAGGAGCTATTGTTAGTTGGTATAACAATATACTAAGACCAAGTTCAGTTTATTCGGAGGGATACGAACATCATCATCATTATTGGGATAACGATAGAATTAGTTATCACGAAGTAGAATTAGAAATCCCAGAAGAAGCAAGAATAAAATGGTATTTAGAAGGAGAAGGTAATATTTATTATGCACCAGAGATAATTGTGGGTGAACAAGATAATAGAGATGAATTTAAAAGAATTTGGATGAATAAAAGAGGTCCAGTATAAAAAAAATTGAATAATAAAAAACAAACTGATATTTATTAACATATGACTTGGATAGTAGTAAAACAATATTTTTTAACAGGTTCACAAGACCCTGAGTGGGCTACCAAACAACAATTTTGGAGTCAATTAAGTGGTTCTGGTGAAACTCAAACTTTTTCGTTCGATAATGAAACAGAAGCCTGGGAAAAAGCAGTTGAACTACAAAACAATGATAGTTCAGGTCGTAGATATAAAGCAGTTAAACTATAAAGGAGTTACAAATGGCTGAAGAAACAAAACTAAAAAGTCAAATGAGTGATGGTGAAGCAGTAAAATTTTCTGAAGAAGAACTTCAATCATTACAAGAGTTACAAAATACTTATGCAGGTATTTCAACTCAGTTTGGTCAATTAAAAGTCAGTAGAATGAATTTAGAAAGACAATTTAATTCATTAGAACAATCAGAAGAAGCGTTAGAAAAAGCGTGGGACGATAATCGTCAAAAAGAAACTGAATTAGTTCAATCTCTAACTGAAAAATATGGCCCAGGTTCTTTAAATCCACAAACAGGTGAATACACACCAGTTAGTGCTGAATAAACCAAAAACAACTAAAAAAATTAGTATCGTATAACACTTTTGAGATTATAAGCTGATATTTATTATTAGTTTTAATTTCAACCAATCGGAGAAAAATAATGGCAGAAAGAATCGTTAGCCCTGGTGTATTTACACGAGAAAAAGATTTATCTTTCTTACCACAAGGAATTTCTGAAATTGGAGCGGCGTTAATCGGGCCAACACAAAAAGGCCCAGCATTCACACCGACAATTATCAGTAGTTTTAGTGAGTTTGAAGAGATATTTGGAAGTCTTGACTCTCGTTTTTATGTCCCTTACACGGCTAAACAATATTTAAAATCTGCTGGTACAGTAACAATTGTTCGTGTTTTAGCAATTGGTGGTTATCAAGCCGATACGCTAACACTATTTGTTAGTGGTTCAACTGGTGATAATCCTTGGCAAGACAAGGTTTTATCAGTTTTAGCCCCTACAAGATTAGGTAGTTCAGCCGTATCTTTTACAGGTTCAGTCAGTACAGTTGGTAATGACGGAACAACACTTGGTAGTCATACGGGTTCAGTATTACACTTTACATCTTCAACTTCCGCTCAAAGTTTTGAAAAAACATTTTCATTTAATACAGGAAGTGATGACTACATAGATAAAGTTTTACCAAGTGACCCACAAAACAATACTTTACCAGTATATGTATACAAGAATTTTAAATCATTTCACGGTGATTTATTTTCAAAATTAACAGGTAGTTTTGTTTCAGCAACAAACGAAGTTCAAGGACTGAATTTATCAGACGGAGCAACTGGATTTAATGCAGACGGAACAACACCTGCTTGGACAGGTAATTCTGATTACCAGTATGCAAGAACACCTTACATACAATCACAGAACATTGGTGGTTCTAGGTTTAATTTATTTAGAGTTTACACTCGTTCACACGGAAGTAATGTAAATAAACACTTCAAAATCAACATCTTAAATGTAAAAGATGCTGGTAGTGTTGCTGGTTCTGATTACGGAACTTTTTCATTACAAGTGCGTTCAGTAAACTTTAGTAATGACCCTAATAGACCTGACAATGATTCAGTAATGGAACAATTTGATAATTTAACATTTGACCCAAGTGAAACTAATTATTTCGCAAGAGTAATTGGTGATAGATTTGTAGAAATAGATTCAAATGGTAAATTAACTTTTTATGGTGATTATCCAAACAAAAGTAAACACATTAGAGTAGGAGATTTTTCAGATTTAGAAACTTTCCCAACTACTGCAGTTCCTTTTGGATTTAACAAACTAAATGTTCCTTTTGGTTCAACAGATATTGCATCAACAAGAATAGTAACTGCATCATTTAAATCAAACCAAAGTTCATCAGTAGCAGACTTTGACCAAAATACTTTCTATGGATTTGATTTTAGTAATCTAAACAATAGAGAATATTTATCACCAATTCCAAAGGTGAGCACATTAACTGGTAATAATGTTACTATGTCATTGGAAAATATGTTAGGTTCTGACGGAGCTACAGCAGTAGCATCAACTTTCGCAGACCAAACAGAATTGATTACACTTTCTAATTCAGCTATTGAACAAAGAAAGTTCTCAATTCCTTTCCAATTTGGATTTGACGGACAAAACCCAGCAACTCATTATGCTGTTGGAACAGACATTGCAGGTTCAAACACACAAGGATTTGATTTATCAAATGCTAGTAAAAATGGTTCAATAGTTTATAAAAGAGCTATTAACGCAGTAAGTAATCCTGACGAGTTTGATATCAATATGTTAGCTTTACCTGGTGTAATTCACGGAACACACACAAATGTTACTAATCACGCAATAAACAAAGTTGAAGATAGAGCGGATACTTTCTTTATTCTTGATTCAGCATTGTATGGTGATTCAGTAGATACCGTAACAAGTAATGTAAGTTCATTAGATTCTAACTTTGTAGCAACTTATTACCCGTGGGTTAAGATACTTGACGAAAACACAAACAGACCAACTTGGGTGCCACCTTCAGTTGTTTTACCTGGTGTCATTGCATTCAATGACGAGGTAGCTTTTGAATGGTTCGCTCCAGCAGGTCTAAATCGTGGTGGTTTAGCAGATGTTGTTGAAGCACAAACAAGACTAACTCATAGTGAAAGAGATAAGTTGTATGAAAATAGAGTTAACCCAATCGCTACTTTCCCTGGACAGGGTGTAGTGGTGTTTGGTCAGAAAACTCTTCAAGGAAAACCAAGTGCATTAGACAGAGTAAATGTAAGAAGATTGTTAATTTCATTAAAGAAATTTATCGCATCAACTTCTCGTTTCTTAGTATTTGAACAGAACACAACAGCAACAAGAAATCGTTTCTTAAATGTTGTTAATCCTTTCTTAGAGGATGTTCAGTCAAATAGTGGTTTAAGTGCATTTAGAGTGGTTATGGATGATACAAATAATACTCCTGATGAAATCGACAGAAATCGTTTAATAGGACAGATATTTATTCAACCAACAAGAACAGCAGAGTTTATCGTATTAGACTTTGTAGTTCAACCAACAGGTGCAACATTCCCTGAATAATAGTTAACAAACTGAAGAAAACCCCACTTTTTAGTGGGGTTTTTTTTATTATAAAAACTTTCAAAAAACTTTCAAAACATAATCAAATATATTTAATCATTTTTTTCATTTCGTTATATTTATTATTGAATATAAAACACGGAGAAATTTATAATGGCTGAACTATTAGACCCATCAGAAATTATGTTTACACCTTTTGAACCTAAGACACAAAATAGGTTCATTATGTATATCGAAGGTATACCAGCCTTCACAATCAAAGCAATGAATAGACCTTCTATTCAGTTTGATGAAGTTGTCTTAGAACACATTAATGTTAAAAGATATGTGAAAGGTAAAGGTGCTTGGCAACCATTAGAAATTACTTTGTATGACCCAGTAGTTCCATCAGCCGCTCAAGGAGTGATGGAGTGGATTAGAGAACATCACGAATCAGTAACAGGTCGTCAAGGTTATTCTGACTTCTACAAAAAAGATATTACTTTTAATCTATTAGGACCAGTCGGAGACATTGTTGAAGAGTGGACTTTAAAAGGAACTTACATTGAAGCTGCTAATTTTGGAACTATGGACTACGCAACATCAGACCCAGTTGAAATTGCATTAACTCTAAAATATGATTATGCAATTCTACAATTCTAAGGAAAAGTAAATGAGTTATCCAATAGGTAAATTTAGTAAAATCTCAAAAATAACAGCAAAAGATTTTTACGCAACAGGTTCTGAAAAAGGTTCAACTGGATTCTTCATTTCTGGTTCAGTTCACGGAGATTCGGTATTGACTTCTCAACACGGAGAAGCAGTAGCCGCTACAGAATTTCAAACAGACACCGTATATGAATTAGGTTTGTCAAGAGTTAGTGGTAGTAGTGTAGTATATTTGTTATACCCAGACCCAAATAAAATTTTATAGGAGATAAAAAATGGGATTTAGTGAAATATTTAAAGATAAAAATGAATATAATGAAAAATCAATAATTGGTTTTATGTCTTTCGCAGTAATGACATTAACTAGTTTAGTTGATATGATTACTGGTGCTTTTGGAAGCGAATTAGTAATTCAAGAATTCATTTACAATTCATTTGTTATTATCACATTAGGTT